CAAAAGGCCTCACCGGGGACACGACGGACGGGACGATCTCAACCCCAAGGACCATCTTAAGGGTGATCGAAGCGCTAGCCGAAAGGCCGCGGTACAAAGAAACGCCAGTGAGCTCGTTGCTGGTGCCCGCCGTGTAAGGGTTGACCGCGCTACCCACAGCCAGGCTGGTTTGATACCAAGTATCCAAAACGAACCCGGACGTGGTGTCCATGCAAGCCAACAAAACGGGAATCCCGGTGGGCACGTTAGGGTTGGGCTGGCCTTGCGGCACGGACCCACCACTAGAAGGGAACCAGAGAACGCCAGACCCGCCAGACGCGGTGTTGCCAAACGTTGAGTCAACGCCCATAGCGGGCAGAGACCTCGGCGCGGCCCACTCGAACGTGGGGCCTGCGTTGTAAATCGGTTGGTAAACGCCTTGCTTGGCGGGCGCCACACGGACTTTTGGGTTGAGCGTGGTCATGTCCGCCTCATTGAGCGGAATGTTGAGGAGCTCAACCGAATAGTTGGTGCTGTTGGTGTTCGGGGTCCCGAAATAAGATACCCAAGGGCGGTAAGCCGCTATGCGGCTAGGATACTGGCCCGACGTGACTGTACCCTGGTTGTTCAGATCAGAAGCAACTAGGTACTCAGTCGAGAAACGGGCAGTGGCACGCCATTTCTGCGGCATGGTGGAGGGTTGCAAAGCCTTAACCACGAGCGGAGAGATGACGGTCGTGCCGACAGAGTGGAACTGCGCCGCCATCGACTGAGCGACTGCGGCGGTAGAAGGCTCTGTCTGCAAAACGCCCACTGCGACGCCAGTACCGCCCCAAGTGCCGGTAAAATCGAAACCGGCAGGTGCGACAACGATGATCGCGAGCAACGGATACGTGGGAGGTTTGACTATCAAACAGTCCCAGGTAGCAGCGGTGACAGGCGAAATAGTAAAAGAAACAACGGACTCAGGGGTCGCCGCAGCGTCGCATGACGAATCAGGGATCCTGCACACCGAGCAATTCGGGGCTGCAGAACTCAAGGCTTCGAGCAGCCACTCAGCCGAGGACTCACTCAAGCCAGCCTTCTCAAGTCGAGACGCCAAGACGGAAAAATCGGACATGGTTTGTGTCGTTAAGTGAAGACAAATAAAATTGAACTCGCCCACGGCACTTAGTCCACTGACGAACTAATGGCGTGAATCATTA